TGCTAGAATGGATTATATTGTTCGTGAGATTGCTAAGTCTATGGATCTTGATCCTGATAAAGTTGGCAACAACATGGCAGAAGCTGCAGCTCAAGCAGAAATCCTCAAGCAATTCCAAGCAGAAAATCCACCACCAGCTCCACCAGCAGGTGCTCCACAGCCAGGAGGCCCACAGAACGCTCCTGCTGGCACACAGGTACAGGATACCCAAGGCAGTGGGGGTGGTACCATAGGAACAGGAACAGTGCCTACACCAGGAGAACAGGGCTTCTCAGGCAACACTGGTGAACAACAGATGCAATGAAACTCGTCGTGAATAATACTTTAAAACCTTTTGTCAACAATCCAGAGTTGTATAATCCGTTTCTGGAAGAAATCTTTAAACGAATCGAAAACGTACATAAACGCCTTGAGCAGATTACAGATGTAGAAGAACTGTATCGTGCTCAGGGTGAAATACGTGTGCTTAGATCCTTATTACTTCTTAGGGAACATGTAAATGGCTAGAAGAGATACGTCCCCCAGACCCGTGCTTAGACCAGAGGGATTTGGAGTATTAGAACAAACTGAAAGAATGCTTCAGCCTGAAGGAGACCCTGTAGCTCCTACAGAGGTTCTTAAGACTGGTATTACCAAAGAGGTAATGGATAAAGCTCAAGAGTATGTAAGTAACCCCCCTCCTGTCACACCACAAAGCCCTGTACAAAAAGCTATAGATAAGTCACTGATAGGTGGTGCAGAAGAAGACTACGAAGTAAAAGTTAGTAAAGTTACTCCAGAGGGCCGTGGTGCTATTAGGGGTATGATCTCAAGAGTTCTAGGTAAAGAGTTTGATGGTGACCTAGACGCATTCTACTACTGTACAACTTTTGTTTCTGACATGCTAGACAGCATTGGTGCTGATCCTTTAGATGACAAAGGTGATGAGTACAATAGAACAAGAGCTAATGCTTATATGAAGTATGGCACCCCTGTAGATATAGAAGATATCCAAGAGGGTGACATTGTTATTTTTGACTTCCCTAAATTACCTGATGGAACTCTAACTCTAGACCCAACACGGGGTAAACGTAATGGACTTGGTGATCATGCTACATTTTATGCAGGAGATCGTTTAGATGTCAACAAACCTGGCAGTAACTACATCGGGGTTCTAGGTGGTGAGCAGGGTGGCGGTGCTGCTATAAGCATGAAAGCTTTTGATAAGTCTCACATTCTTGGTGTAAGAAGAATACAGTATAATGACATTGACTATGAGTTTACTAAAGAGTTAGCAAAAGTTAATCCAGACTTTAATAAGTTTCTAAACAATCAAGCCAAGGCTTTTGACTTTAATGCTTTTCAAAATCAATACTCTAATCCTATACAAGGAAGTAACAGACTGACATCTGGTTTTGATAAAGGTGGCCTAGCAGAATCTAAAGGCCTAAGCTGGGGTGAACTTATTGTCGATAACATCTTAGGTTTAGACAATGAGTATGAATCCTTCGGTGAAAAGCTTGGTAAAGCTATCAACGAAGACGAGATTAAGTTTTTAAAAGATGCAGCTATTGGTGTATACGAAGGTACTAAAGAGTTTGTACAAGCACCAGTAGAGACTACTAAACAAGTAGTTAGTGAGATTAAAGACAGTGTAACAAGACTTGGCTCTGAAGATTTAAACACTAGACTCCAACGTATGTATGGTGTATCATACGAACAAGCTACTGACGAACAAGTAAACCAAGCTAGAGAAGCTGTACTAGGTGATGCACTTACTGCACTAGAGCTTGTACCTGCAGCTAAAGGTGCTACTACAGTAGCTAAAGCTAGTATTGCTGCAGTTCCAGGTGGACTTAAAGCTGATGTTGTAGGTCAAACTAAAGCTATGCTTTCTGGTGACAGAGAGTTCTTGTCGGGTACACCTACACCAAAAGCAGATGCACAACCTGCAGGTGCTCAAGTATCAGGAATGTTTACACCCCGTAAAGAACCTAAACCAGAGGTTTCTTCTACTGATCCTACTAACACTAAAACATTTGAGGGTTTGTATGGCCTTTCAGTTGAGGAGGGTGTACCTGAACTAGCAAACCAAGATGCGAGTTTCTATAGCAACTTAATTTCAGACCATGAAAGATGGCAAATAGGGGAAGATTTTTCACAACTGACGTTTGAAAATAATGCCGCCTACGGCGACGAATATAATGTAATGCATAACATTACTGGTAATGCTTATACCATGTATGTAGAGGATCTTGCAGATCAAGTTAAACAAGAAGTAGGTAGGATTTTTAAAGAAAAACTTCAATTAATTGATGCAGAGCAACTACTTCGTCTTGCTGCATTGCAAAGAATGCACAAACAAAATGGCCTACAGGAAGGAAGCAGTTCAGCAGCAGAAATTATGGATCTAGCTGAAGGAATTAGACGAACTCTTAATTTAACTAATGACATCCGTGTAAATGGTCCTGAAGCTTATCTCGGCAATAAACCTTTTGATGCTAAGGTAAAAGCCTTAGATGAAAATGGTGCTATCGTTGATAAAAAAGTCAGTGACTTAAAAGGTGAAGATGGTAAATACCTACTTAAAGATTTGATTGGTCTAGGTTCTAGTAATAGGTTAAATGAACGTTTTGAAAGCATTATCCTAGACATTGTAAACTCAGATGATTTCCTTACCCCAAACTCTAAGATTTATGCAGGAAACACCCCTCAAACTTTTAACTCTTATGTTAATTATGTTATTGATACTGAAGATTCATTCTTTAATCAGACTCCTTACAAAGGTCCAGATCAAACTTTTAGAAATATAAACGTAGAAGTTCTTGACGAGTTTTTAAAGAAGACTTCCAACAAACCTGTACCCTTAACTGGCTCTAGAATTTTAAGTATTCTTCAAAATGACCCTAGAGTGAATAGTAAAAATATACCCAAAGAAATTTTTGAAGCAGAAAAAGACAACGTCTTTGATCCTTCTCAAGCTAAAGAACTGTTGGAGTTATATAGTTTTCAGGTTAAGCCTAAAAGCCAAGATAATTTCAGCAGATTTCAGAGACAAATAAATGAAGGTCTTGCAATAGGCATACCTAAAGATTATAATGAACTTACTCTAAATGTCGATCCAGACAATGCTGCCCCATCTATACAGCCAAACAGAATGCATTTTGATCGGGAGACACTAGCTCACACAAGATACACTGTAATGGAGCCAGATGCACCTAACCTTAGTGATGAAACAAGGGAGTTACTAGGTGATGAAGACTTTATCCTTGTTGAAGAGTTACAATCAGATTTGTTGTCGGGTGGTTATCAAACCTACAAAAAGTTAGACTTTGAGTCTCTTGTTAATAATAGATTGGGCCAAGCTTCTGGTCCTTCTGGCACTACTTATATGGATGACTTAAAAGCTGAAGCTGGGGTTCTTATAAGTAGGTACTTTGATGATTTTAAAGACTTTGCTATAAAAAAGTTTGACGATAAGTATAACAATGGTGTTGATGTAAATAGTAGGGAGTATATAAAGAAGGGTGACCGACTTATTGACTCACTTGGTGATAAGCAAGAAGAATGGTTAAAAAAATCTTACCCTAATGCTACAGAAGAGCAGATCAACACTGCTGTAATAAACTTTAGATCTAGAGCCAGAACTTTTCTTTATGATATGTCAGACGATGAAGGTAAATTTCATGACACAGTATTACGAAGAGGTTCAAAGACTAGGGGTCAAGCAGAAATTAATATAGAAGCTAGAAAAGATCCTTTTTATTTTGGGACACCACCAATTAAAAAGAATATTGAGGGTGTAGAGTTAAACTTACAAAACTTAATTTCTGAAGCATCTAAGTTAGGGATAAACAAAATTGTTATTCCACCTTTTGAAAAGATTGCAAGTGCTAGATTTTTTGGTGAAGAGTTAGACTTAGCTTTAAAAAATCAGGTAATGGACAAAGATGGGAATATTAAAACTGGACACAGATTATACCAGACTTATGTTACTGACCTAGAAAAAGCTCTTAAAAAGTTTGAGCAAAGTTATCCTATTAAAGTTAATAGGGATGTAGACATACCATATCAAGGTCAAAATCGCCTTTCTGTTTTACCAGAGCTTACATACTCGGATGGACTTGATCTTAAAATGCTTAAAGGTATTGTTATAGATATTTCTGATATGGATAAAGATTTTGACTTAGAAAGACCAAGATTTGCCGAAGGAGGCGCAGTAGGAAACATGAATCAACAAATGAGTTTTGCATTCGAGGACGGTGGTCTTCGTGACGATGGAATGATGAGAGACCCTGTGTCAGGTAACGAAGTACCTCCAGGATCTACAGCTAAGGAAGTACGTGACGATATTCCTGCACAATTATCTGAAGGGGAGTACGTAGTTCCTGCTGATGTCGTCAGATACTACGGTGTAAAATTCTTTGAAGATCTACGAGATAATGCAAAAATGGGCTTGCAAGATATGGAAGCTCGTGGTAGAATTGGTGGTGAACCTGTTCCTGCTGGTGGTCCTATGGATGATGATCTTAGCCCAGAAGAACTAGCTGCTATTCAAGAGATGATGGGTATGGCCGAAGGTGGTGTTGTCAATATGTATAAACAACAGCAAGACCTGTACAGTCCACCTAACCCAGCTATCGGTAATCCTACAACAACAGGTATGGCATTTGGTGGTGAAGTAAGAGGTTATCAACCTGGAGGTCTAACTCAGCAGCAACAAGCAGAGCAAGGCTTTTATGCAGCAGGTCAACAAGCTCAGAATGCAGGTTTTGTAGGCTTCCCACTAGGTTCTACAATATTCCCAAGTGCAGGTACTGGAACTACCTTTACCTCACCAACAGCAGGTACAACCGCATTTACCCCAGTTAATATGATTAATATGCAAACTGGAGTAAGAGTTACTGCAACAACTCAAGCAGACTACGACAGGTATATCTCTGAAGGTTACATAGTAGATGATGGTACACTGCAACCAAAAGGCCAAGGCTCTGGCGGAGGCGGAGGAGGTGGTCCTACACCTCCACCAACAGAACCTTATAAAGACTGGCTAGCTAGTGCAGACTTTAACAGTGCAGAAGGTCTAGAGAAATTTGTTGCTGGTATTGAATATGACCCAACTAAAGATAAAACAATGGGACAAGCATTTGGTGCTACTTTGATGGGTGGACCTATGGCTGGTCTTGCTACAGCAGCAGGTAGTGCAGCTAGAGGTGGACTAAGTGCAATCTCTGATTTACGTGCTGCATCACTTATTGCTAAAGCACAAGGTTTAGATAAACTTGCAGCTAAATACGATAAGCGAGTTGCAGATATTATTGAAAAAGGTCCAGGTATCTTAGACTTCTTAGATGATGTATTTGCTACAGGTAAACAAAAAGCTAATGCTTGGGCTAAGAAGAATGGTCATGAAAATATTCAAGCTGCAACAGAAGCAGGGGTAACACCTAAACCACCTGTTATTCCACCTAAACCACCTGCTACACCTGGTAGTGGTGGTGATGATCAGAAAACAGCAGCAGAAATACTTGCTTCGATGCAAGCCAATCAAGATGAAAATGATTCTACTGCAGTAAGCGATGTTCAAATTACTAGGGATGGTGAAAAATCTAACCAAAAAACAATGTCTACAACCTACGGTACTGGTGAAACTGCAACTACCTTTAGTGCTTCTGAAGACACAGTAGATCCAAATGATCCTACGGGATATACTGCAGATGTAAATAAAGGTGGCTTAATGAATAAAGCTGCAACAAAAAAGAAGGTAAAACGCCAATATAGAAAAGGCGGACTGGCAAATAAAAAATAAGGCTACCCAGCTACGGCTGGCCCCAACATAAGGAGAATATAAATGCCTGAACTAGCAGAAGTAGAAACACCAAAAACAGCAGGTTATGTTGATAGAGGTTACAGCTACGAAAGTCGTAAAAAACGTATAGAAGCGGAAGAAGAGGAGATCAAAAGACTTGAAGCCGAACAACGTGGTGAATCTGAAGAAGAAAACGAAGAAGTTACCAAAACGGAAGAGGCCGATACAGAAGTTGAAGAAAAAGCGTTATCTCCAGAAGAAAAAAGCTTTAAAAAACGTTATGGCGATCTAAGACGCCACATGCAAGAAAAAGAAAAGGAGTGGAACGATAAGTTTGAAGCCTTTGAAAAACGCATGGAAAAAGAGTCTATTATTCCACCTAAGTCAGATGAAGACATTGAAGAATGGGCAAAGCAATATCCAGATGTGGCAGGTATTGTAGAAACTATTGCTGCTAAAAAAGCTCAGGAGATGTTTAGCAAAGCAGATGCTAGACTAAAAGAGCTGGATCAGGCACAGTCAGAAGCACAACGAATGAAAGCTGAAAACGTTATTCGTAAATCTCACGAAGACTTTGATGATCTTCGAGCTTCTGATGAATTTCATGATTGGGCTAATGAACAGCCTAAATGGGTACAAGATGCACTATACGAAAACTCAGATGACCCTGCGTCAGTAGTACGTGTTATTGATTTGTACAAAGTAGATAAAGGCCTTACTAAAACTGCTAAGAAAGCTAAGGCCAAAGATGCAGCTTCTACAGTTACTAGACGTAGTAGGACGGAAGTAGATGTAGATGATGCAAGTGACATAATTCGTGAATCAGATGTGGCAAAAATGTCAGACAAAGAGTTTGAAGCTAAATCTGAGGAAATTAACAAAGCTATCCGTTCGGGTAAATTTGTTTACGATGTATCTGGCAAAGCTAGATAAACTGTTGACAATTAATAAATCAACAGTATAACTATAGACACAGAGACAAAAGCCTCTTTTTGACTACCTTTTGTCTCAGTCTAATTTTATAAAAAGTCTAAACTATAAAAGAACTACCTGTTCAAGTATAGGCCCAGAGTACACCTACTAGCGCAAGTGGGTGTTTTCTGCACCCTAGAAAACGTACAGCCTCTTTAAGGTGTTTAGCTTTGTAACCCGAAGCCAAATATCAGGAGGATTTATCATGGCTTTTACTTCAGCATCGGGTTACGGAAACCTACCTAACGGTAATTTTAGTTCCGTAATCTACTCCAAAAAAGTGCAGCTTGCATTCCGCAAGAGCACAGTCGTTGGAGACATCACAAACTCTGATTATTTCGGAGAGATCAGTGCCCAAGGTGACACTGTTAAAATCATCAAAGAACCTGAAATTTCAGTGTCATCCTATGCGAGAGGCACACAGGTCAATGCACAAGATCTAGATGACGAGGATTTCTCTCTAGTCGTTGATAAGGCAAACTACTTCGCCTTCAAGATCGACGACATCGAAGAAGCCCACAGTCACGTAAACTTCATGGATCTTGCAACCAACCGTGCGGCTTACCGCTTGGCTGATCAGCATGACCAAGAAGTTCTAGGTTACCTATCAGGTTACAAGCAGTCTGCACTGCACGGTGCTGCTGATACAGTTAACACAACTGTAAACGGCACTAAAGCTGTGTCAACTGCAGGTTCTGACGAATTGCTTTCTACAATGAAACTATCTCGTCCTAACTTCGGTAACTTGACAACAGCAGGTTCAACAGGCGACTCTATTCCTGTTGCTGCTCGTCTACCAGGTGCAACAGCACTACCAACAGGTTACGTATCACCTAACATGATCGTAGCTCGTATGGCTCGTCTACTTGATCAACAACAAGTTGATAAGAATGGTAGATGGCTTGTAGTCGATCCAGTATTTATGGAGATTCTTCGTGACGAAGATTCACGTCTCCTAAATTCTGATTACGGTGAATCAGGTGGTCTACGCAACGGTCTAGTACTAAACAACTTGCACGGCTTCCGTATCTACCAATCATCAAACCTACCATCAATCGGTACAGGTTCTGATACAGTAGACGGTACAGCTCAGTCAAGCAACTTTGGTGTTATCGTTGGTGGTCATGACTCAGCAGTAGCAACTGCAGAGCAGATCAACAAGACTGAAACATACCGTGACCCTGACTCATTTGCAGACATCGTTCGTGGTATGCACCTATATGGCCGCAAGATTCTTCGTCCAGAAGCTCTTGTAACTGCTAAATATAACTTGGCGTAAGAGGAGGACTGACTTATGGCTACAGTAACAACTCTTTCACGAGCAGCAGGGGGTCGTGGTAACCCTGGTAACAAACCTTACTTAGTTGAGGTTGAAATCGACATGGCAGCTGCCGCAACTGCTAAGGGTTCTGCCCTAGCAGCAGCAGATATCATTCAAGCAATTACTGTTGGTGCAAACACAATGGTAATGGCTGCAGGTATGGAATGTACTGCAACACCTTCAGGTGGTACAGGTACAGTTCTAGACCTTGGTATCACAGGTGGTGACGTTGACGCATTTGTTGACGGTTTTGCTTATGACTCTGCAACTGCAGGTTCTTATGCAACTCTAGCAAACACTGCATGTCCTATCTTGGTTACAACATCAGACACAATTGATGTTCTAATCCAAGCAGCGACAACTGTTTCTACAGCAGGTAAAGTACGTGTTTGGGCAATGTTGATGGACGTTGACTCAGTTGGCTCTTCTAAAGAAGCTGACGAAGTCGCTCGTGACTATCTAGCATAACTAAGAACTTGAGGGGCTGGGCAACTGGCCCCTCTAATCTCATCTAAGGGATTTATTTATGGCAACTTATGTTACACTAATTAACCAGCTTCTAAGAAGGCTAAACGAAGTTACACTAGATACAGCTGGTGATGGCTTCGATACTGTACGTAACGTACAAGCTTTGGCTAAAGATGCTATTAATAACTCCATTAGAAATATCCTACAAACAGGCCAAGAGTGGCCTTTCTTAAAAAATACCTATACTCAAACACTAACTGCAGGTACCAGACAATATAGCTTTCCTGCAGATTTTGCTAGTGTAGATTGGGACACTTTCTATATTAAAGAATTAGGAGCTGCAACCAATACTCCTAGCTACCTTCCAACAATTTCTTTTGAAGAGTATACACAAAGATATCGTGGACTAGATGATCAAGCTGATTCAGGTTCTGGTATATCTGCTCCTCAACGTATTTATCAAACCTACGAAAGCAAGTTTGGTGTAACACCTGTACCAGACAACTCATATCAAATAGAATATGTATACTGGTCTTTTCCAGCAGATTTAAATCTGTATGATGATACTTGTGTAATTCCAGATAGATTTAATCACGTAGTTATTGATGGTGCTATGATGTACATGATGCGTTTTAGATCTAATGATCAAAGTGCTGCTATTCACCAACAAAACTTTCAAGATGGCATACGTTCTATGAGACGTATTCTCATGGATGATCCATTAGATATTAGATCAACAGTAATTCAGAGAAACAAGTCCTTTAGTAACACTATTAGTAGTATCGTATAATGGCTGAAAATCTAGCATCCTTTAAAGTATTCTGTCAAGGCGGTCTAAACACTAGTCGTGATGTGTTATCACAAGGTGAGACTCAGCCTGGTTCAGCTATTTCTTTGATCAACTACGAACCTGCTGTTACTGGTGGTTATAGAAAAATCAACGGTTTTAGTAACGACTACGGTACAGTCACAGGTACAGGCAGTGTCTTAGGTGTTTGTGTAGCTAATGGTATCAACGATGGTATTTTAGCTTGCCGTACACCTTCTAGTGGCTCTAACTACTTACACTACTGGGATACAGCTACGTCAGCTTGGGTTGCAGTAACTACTTCTGGTTCACCTACAATGACAGGTGTGGGAAAGGTACGTTTTACTAAATATAACTGGGGTAGCCCTAAAGTTATGTTGACCGATGGTGTAAATCCTGCAGCTACATATGATGGTACAACATACACTCAGATTACACATGCTAATGCACCTGATGATCCTAAATTTTCTCATGTGTTTAAGAACCATATGTTTTTAGCAGGTGACCCAAATGAAGATACTAATCTTTATTTTAGTGCTCCTTATGATGAAACTGATTATGCACCAGCAAACGGTGCAGGTGTATTTAATGTAGGCTTTCCAATTGTAGCTATTAAGTCTTTTCGTGATGTACTGTATATTTTTGGTACGAATAACATACGGAAACTTGTAGGTAACAATATATCTAATTTTGCACTTGAAGAAGTTACAGACGATCTAGGGTGTATGGCTTCTGATAGTGTTATTGAAATTGGCGGTGATCTATTATTCCTATCACAAGATGGATTACGTCCCATTTCTGGTACAGACAAAATTGGGGATGTTAATTTAGAAACAGTATCAAAAGATATTCAGTCTATTTTTACAGATATTATATTTGATATTGATCTTGAGGGATTAAACTCTGTAGTTATACGACAGAAGACACAGTTTAGATATTTTTTTGCAGGTGCAGATACGCAGGGTATTATTGGTGGCTTTAGATTAACACCAGATGGACTTCAATTTGAATACGGACAAATGCTAGGAATTACTGCTACATGCGCTGCAAGCGGTTATATTGGACAAAACGAATATGTAATTCACGGCACCAGCGATGGTAAGGTACACAGGCAAGAAATAGGTAATAGTTTTGATGGAGAAGATATCTTTAGTCTTTTTCAAACACCTTTTTATCATATGCAAGATCCAGAGCAGAGAAAAATATTTTATACGGTAGCTACATACTTACGTTCAGAGGGTGATAATGAAATTATTATGTCGGCAGTTTATGATTATGAAGATGTAAATATTTTATCCCCTTCAAACTTTACATTAACAACAACAGGTGCTGCAGCTTACTATAATGAAGCTTTATATGATGCTACAGCTATATATGATGGTAATCCATCACCAGTGCAAAGAACTAATATCTCGGGTTCAGGTAAATCAGCATCTTTTAGATTTGTAACAAGCGACTCAAATTCATCGCACAGTATTCAAGGTCTAGTAGTTACATTCGGGGTAGGAGACAGGTTATAAAATGGCAGGTTATACAAGACAGTCAGCAGCTGATATTATTGCTAATGCAGTTATAAAAGCTGCACCAGTAAATGCAGAATATAATGCTATACGAGATGCTTTTAATGCAAGCACAGGACACAAACACGATGGTACAACTGCAGAAGGTGCTTACGTACCTTTAATTGCTGATACAGATGCACTAAACAAAGTTGTAATTGATACAACAAATAACCGAATTGGTTTCTTTAGTGAAGTATCTTCTGCTGCAGTAGAACAACTACGTATTCAAGATGGTGCTATTGTTCCTGTAACAGACAACGATATTGATCTTGGTACATCTTCACTAGAGTTTAAAGATTTGTATGTTGATGGTATTGGCTACATCGACACAGTTCAGATTCATGAAAATGCAACAATTACTGGTAATCTTACTGTTAATGGTAATACCACACTTGGTGATGCAGCTACTGATACGGTTACAGTTACTGCAGATGTTGCCTCTCCTCTTATTCCTTCTGCTGATGATACTTATGATCTTGGTGCTGTAGGCTCTGAGTGGCGTAATTTATATGTGGACGGTACAGCAAACATTGATAGTCTTGCAGCGGATACTGCAGACATTGATGGTGGTACTATTGATGGAACAACTATCGGTGGAACAACTGCTGCTGCTATTACAGGTACAACAATTACTGGTACTTCTTTTGTCGGTCCTGTTACTGGCAACGTTACAGGTAATCTAACGGGTGATGTCACAGGGAATGTTACAGGTGACGTAACGGGTGATGTAACGGGTGATCTTACTGGAAACGTCACAGGAAACGTAACAGGCAATTTAACTGGTAACGTAACAGGTAACGTGACGGGGGATGTTACAGGTGATCTTACTGGAGATGTTACTGGTAACTTAGTAGCTACAACTTCTACAGCCAAAGGGTTTAATCCTGCAACAGACAGTACATATGATTTAGGTACAACTACAGTACGTTGGGC